CCTCCGGGGGGCGTGCGCTTCCCCATGCGGGGAAGCTTGCGTTCGCTGCGCTCACGCGAGCACGCTTTAAGCTTACACCATCAGACCCTACAAAGTCAATAGTTCACACAAAGATGTGATGATTTGTCAACATTAACATGTGAAATATTCGGTAAACGGTCATTTTGCGGGGTTAAACGGTAAACAGAACAAATGTTCTGCTCATTAAAAATGCGGGGTGAGCGGTAGTTTTTCGCCGGTGAACGGTCGTAATACCCACTAACTTTATAGGACTTAACATTTCCGCTGGTCAGAGCGTTTACATGTGAAATGTGTGACGCGCCCTCGCGCCTATGTCGGGGCTGCGTTTATTAACTGAACAGTCGCTCTATTAACCATATTGAACTAAGTTCAAATTGAACTTTTGAACTTGTTCAAATTGAACTTTTGAACTTGTTCAAATTGAACTTTTGAACTTCATTAATTAATTGACCGCTCGCTCTATTAATGATAAAACACGTACAATCTTATGGGAAGTTAACCGCAAAATATGACTGCCCATATCTTATGGGAAGTAAACCTGAAATTAACCTGAAATTTCACTTTTTCCTTGCGTAACGTGCGAATTGTGGTATTATATTAACTGTAACGAACAGGAACGAACGAAAGGAACTACCATGAGCACTAAACTAATCGACCTTGAGCTTTCACCATGGCGTATCGCTCAATTAGTTTCAGCGCTTACCGGTCTTAATATATATTACGAACCTACATATGAGGGATACTTTTACGGTGATGATTGCTTAGCAAACCAAGGTTACGATACGCTAGATGAGTTAATAGAAACATGTAACCTATATGTGCATCAAATGTAATTCTGTTTAAAACAAAGCCCGCCGATTAGGCGGGCTTGCTACTTATAAGCTATGACACGCACTCTAAACTTATGAACAACAAAAGGCTTGCGAACGGAGAACCAATGATTGAATCCAACGTGTTACCATAGCGATAAGCCTATTAAGCCGTGGTATCCAAATAAGTAAAGCCATGGGATGCCAAATCGGCGTAAGTAGTCGCAGACTTAATCTTATTAACAGTAGCCTGCAACGCAGAAACGCTAGACTGCAACGCACTAACATTAGTATTGAGCGTGTTAATGCTAGTTGTATGCCCTGATACAGTGCCTTGCAGCGTTGTAAGACTTGTAGTAAGGTCTCCAATGTTATTAGTGTTGGTAGTGACGCTTGTTTGCAGTTTGCTAATATTGCTGGTATTGGTGTCTACTTGCGTCTTAAGCGCTGCCACATCCGTAGGGATGCTATTTTCCACGGTTTTAAGCGCCGCGTCAATCTCATCTAGAAACGTAGTGGTGTCACCGACAAGATTAATCTTGTTGCTACCTACCAGATAAGTAAACCCGTAATTAGTGGTGCCTGTTGCCATTGTATACCTCCATTAAGTCAATCTAATAACCGCTACATTGCAAGAGCCATCGGTACCGCCATCAATAGCACCTCGCGCGGCTGTGGCATTTTGGACGTAAATATAATAATACGCTCCAGCGTTTAAATACCATATCGTATTAAGATGCACACATCCGCTGGTACCGGCGTTGCGACCCCAAGACTCTATCGCTTGGCTAGACCCCTCATATAGCATTATATGCACGCTATCGCCACTAGTGGCGCTGGTATAACCTAGAGTCGCAGATATATAGTAATACCCGCCGGTAGATACATACCAACCCCCGCTATAGCTATAAATATTGCCGATTGATGCCGCTTTGACAAGCGTTAATTTGTTCGCGGTCTTGCTCATCGTCGATGTGCTCGATGTATAAAACCGCGCGAACGGAACTTGTGAGCTTAGCACACCACCTGCTGCGTTAATCTTTGTGGTCGTCGCATCAACCCGTACCCCGCCTAACGTATCCGCGCTCGCTATAGGCAACGTGTAGCTGCTTGCAGCGCTAATCACACCCTAGCGCGCTGGTGGTTGCCATGCCGACGCCGCCCCAGCCGGTACTGGGGTCAACTGCAGCAGCCCATGCGTTGTCTTGCTCATGGTGCCGGACAAGCTCGCGCCCGCCCTTACCGCGCCTGCCTTGCTCGTGGTCGCGCCTGGTACATACGCTACATTGCCGCTGTCTAGCTTTACGGTACCCTCGCTCGCCAGCTGCGTACTGTCTATCGTCGATACATTAGCCCCCACCTTAACGCCGCCTAACGCGCTGGTGGTCGCATAAGGCAATGTATAGGCGCTGGGTATCGTGTTTGCCACGCTCTTAAGGCTCGCGTCTATCTGGTCTAGCGGGGTGTTAACGTCGTTGGCAATATCAATCTTGTTGGATGCGGTTATCTTTGTCCACTTGTAATTAGTCGTTGTTGCCATATTACATCCCCTTATACAGGAACCCGTGCTCGCGCAAGTCGTTGTAAGTATGCCCCTCGATGCCTAGCATGTTTTGCAGCTTGGCAATATTGCGGGTGTTAATCTCACATTGAGCTGCGGTCTTGGATATACGCTTATCCAAGGCCGCGCCCTCTAACTGCGTCACGTACCCTTGATTAGGCGCATGCATCCATGCGTAATCTTTATGTGTGTTGCACACAGGCATAATAGCATGCCTTATGCCGTTGCGGCAAAAATAGTTGGGATAACAGCTACATAAGCTGTATCAGCGGATATGGTGTTGGTTGTGTGGAATGATATATATTGCTCACCGTCGGTATCCTCTGTAAGCCCGATATACCCAACAGGAACAACGTTATCGGCGTGCATTACCACACCATGCCAGTCTATATACTTATCCTCGGGGTGGTATGACTCGCGCGGCTCCGTAAGCTTGCCATAAACCGAGGCTTCGTAGGTCTTTTCGGTTTCAAGGGCGCTAGTTAGCGTCATCGTCACGAGGATATACCCCGGGTGCATCCCACTATTGCCCGGTTGGTAAATATACTCAAGCGTGACGGTGCCGGGTAGCTGTGTGGTGCTGCCCGGGTTGAAGGTGACGGTCTCGCTTTGATACGGCGCGGAACTCGCGGCTGTCAACACCCCGCTTGCGCTCGTTATGGACGTGCCGTCGGGCTTGCACGTGCCCATCTGCGAGCTTGAGCACACCGGCACATAGGCCGCGCCGGAACTGTTGACTGAGACGCCCGCTGTGGTGGAGCTGCTGCTCATGGTCTTTATCTGTCCCAGCTCGGTATTGGTGGCAACGTCCTTTGTCGCGGCTGCTGCGCTGATAACGCCGTTGTCCACTGTGATAGTGGTGCCGTCGGGCTTGACGATGCCGTAACCCTCGGTAGTCGCTACCGGTACCGTCGCGTAACCGTCGCTATCCACCACGATATAACCTGTGGTGTTGCCAGCTTCCGCGCTTTTGATGCCGCCTACGGTGTTTGCCGTGGCGCGATAGAGCGTGTATGTTTTGCCGGATGCGTCCCATTCGCCGATGACCGTAATCGCTTGGTTGGCTTGGCTCGCAGTCGCTTCTGCCTGTTCGGACGCTTCCTTGGCATCGGCAATGTCTGCGCTATATCCGTTGACTTGCGTTTGCAGCGAAGCTACCTGTTGGTTAAAGTCACCGGTCTTAACCCAGTACGTCTCATTTGCGATGTCCACACCGGCCGGGACATTGATTTTGCTTGTGTAGCTGTTGCCTTGGTTGAGCACGATTGTAAGCGGCTCGTATGCGTTTGCGTTGTCCCACTCCACCGGGTCTGCGAATTTAGGCACGTAGCGCAGCCCGATATATTGACGTGTACCCATGTTAATTACTCCTTAATACCAAAGTTGCAGTTTGCCGTAATCGGAAGATGCGGTGTCGCCTTCGGTGTAAAACGTTATGTCTGCCCAGCTATCCGGGACATACGCCACGAAATACCCGTCATCGTTGAGGGCAAAGAACACCTGTTTGCACATAAGCTTATACAACGTTGAGGTATGCTCATTAATCCACGCGCTCAACAACGCGACGTAGTGCTCCTCCAGGCTGCCTTGCTCAATGTCTTGTACCGCATCCTCAAGTTGCGACAACGCCGTGTTAATCGCCGTAATCTCATCATCGTAGTTAAGCTCGGTGGTTGCGTATAGGCTCAAGCTGTTAAGCCAACAGTGCAAGTCCTTGATTTGCTGCTCCACGCTCACAGCATCCATATAAATTTGCGGGATGGTCGGGATAAGCGGATAAGGCCATGGCCAGCGGCCGCAATCCGCGCTCATGTCTGTAGTCGTCATCATGCCCCCTTAATCAAGCGGTTAATCCAATTATACTACATACCGTTGACATACGGCGTGAAGATGTGCAAAAACAGCGGGTCTAGCGCTTGTACGAACAAGTCATCGACTGCCACTATATCCTCGGCAATGCCTTTCATCGTGTTAATTATGTCCAGCGAGTTAAGCGTCTCCAACCGCTCGATAACCCTATCATTGCCGCTACTCGCATAATCGCTGTTGTGCTGCGATAGCATCGTCTGCGGAAAACGACTGTCAATCTCGCGTCTGCGCTCCTTGTATCCCCCGCCGGACAGCTCGGATGTGTCCACGCCGATAATCGGATATAGTAGATTGGCCTGTTGTGCAGCCACGGCCATTTTGCTTTGATAATGCTGATACCAAATCCTAATCGGCGTTATGCCTATCTCGCGTGAGCCGTACTCGCCTATGATTATGTCCACCACCCGCGCCGCTTGCTCGTCGCTGTAGTGTGTCCAGCCGTCTAGTAGGCTGTTTGCCGCGCCGGTCTCCTTACTCAATGCGCCACAGTCCAGCAGCTCATTAAGCGTTAACGTGTAGACATTATGCCAATCCGCGCTTGTAGTCACTGTATAGCTTGCCATTATTCGCCCCCTTGCGCCCCTGTGTCCCGTGCAGCCCCGGCCTTATCCACATTGCCCGCAGATAAGGGGTGCATATCGGTATCCCACTCCACGGACACGTTATAGGCGTTGCCTGTGAGCTTGTTGAAGTCATCCGCCAATTTAAGGCGTGTGTTGAGGTCGTCCATGCGCTTTTTGTACACGCCGTCGGAGTTGGCGTATACCTCATCCTCGATAACGCGTTCGTTTTTACGCGGTAGATAGTCGATGCCAAGGAAGTTCAGGGCTTCACCCATCGCGTTGAGGTAATCCGTGTTGAATGCGTCGGGCTGGTAGTCCACCTTGACGTCGAAAACCCCCACATCCGTAAGCAATTCGCCGTCACGGGTGCGCATGCATCCTACGGCCGGTTGGCCGCTCATAATGGAGACGATGAGGTTTTCGGCCTCTTTGCGCGCGTTGGGGTCGCAGTTGATGGCAAACGGCGTGTTTTGGACAACGCGGTTGATTTCACGTATTCGCTTGATTTTGGCAAGCTCCTGTGCGTACTTGTCAAGGCCTATCCACGGGCTGCGCCGTGAGTTGTTAGCCCACGCGAAAACGCCGTTTGCGGGCGTGACCTCAAAATCCCATCTGTCCGTCCAGTTGCTCCACGTCCTCCAACGGGTCGGGTATCCGTATAAATCGAAGTCACCCGAGAACACAGCCCCCAGCGATAGCCACGTCTCGGACAGCTGCGGGGGTCGGGCGATTGTGACGCACCCTTGCGTGAGCAGCTGGTACTCGATGGTGCGAGCGTCGCACGTCTCGGGTAGGTTTTTCCACTTGAAGCGGTTAAGGGCTATGCCGATAAGCCAATCGATGTATACGTGGTAGTACTCATCGTTCATTTCGACGGCTTGGTTATAGGGCATAACCGGGCGTTTTGTCTTATAGCTCATTTACTGCACCTCATTCAGCGCTTCGTCGATGAGGGCGTTTAACTCGCTTTCGGATTGCTTCATCGCGACAAGGGCTTCTGCGACAAGCTGCGCATGCTCCTTACGTTGCGCGGCTATGGCCTCCTCGGTCGATTGATGATTGACTTGTATTAAATAGCGCGTGCCCGCAAGCAGCGTTATCTCATCATCATTCATGTTAGCGTAACCGCTGACCTCGTACTCATCACATAAGGTTTGATAGTCTCTAGTTTGGCTCATTGATATATCACGCCCTTACCAACTTGCGCTGGGTCTGTATATATTTTGATGCCGCCCAACAACAGCATCTTGATACGGTCTGCAAACTCATCAGGCATGTAATAATTTGCCTGTATGTCGCTACACTCCCAGTAAGTATATACCGGCATAACGTTAAGGTCAATCCCATCCGAATCGTAAACCCAGCAATCACATGTGTAGCCATGCAATGCGAACTCGTCGCCTATGCGCATAATGTCAGCGTCGCTCATGGTGTTGACGTTGATGGTGACATTGTCATTGCCGGTTAACGCCAGATAATCGTTTGCTGCACTGCCTACAGGTATCATGCACCCGTTGTTAAGCTTGTAATCGTCCGGCGCAGCGTCGTAATTGTCTTTGCTTACTTTATAGGTTTGCTCTGTCATGGCGTCGTTGATGGTCTTGGTGCGGGATATCTGCGCAAGCGCGGCGTCGTTGGATGCTGCCGTCGAATTAACGCGAGCGGTGTTATTGTTGGTGATGATGGCATCCGCGAATCCCATAGAGTATCTAACTTTGTCGTTGAGTACGTCTTTTGACAATTGCGCCATGTCGCTGTTTTTAGTGATGGCGATTTCGCTTGATGCTTGCGCCGCTGTGTTGGCAATCGTTGTTTGCTGTATGCTTGCATTTGCGGATACCGCCGCCTGCGCCGCCGTCGATACGCCGGTGGTGATGCCGGTAACGATGGATGCCGCGCCGCCCGCGATTGAGCTTACGCCAGCCCCCACGCCCCCGGTAACCACGCTTGCAGCGCCTCCAACAATGGATGCGGCACCATTGACAAGGCCGTTTACACCGGTGGTAACGCCGCCGATGATGCCGTTTGTGATGGTGGCGTTTGCCCCGATTTGCGCGCTTTGGCTGTTCGCGTCGATGTTGACGGCGGTAATCGCCGCCGTCGTCTCGTTGGTGATGTTGGTAGACGTGTCTATATATTTGCAGTCGTTTTTAGCGTCTGCGCCGGTCTTGGTGTCTGCGCTCGTGTTGTTGGCGAGTTCTGCCGTCAGCGCATACTTATTATTAGCAACTACCGCAGAGTTGGCTACCAGCTGGTTGCGATAGGGTACCCAGTTTGCGCGATATTGCAGGCTATAGCCCGTTGATGTGCTGTTATCGTCCGGTACTGCATCGCCGCTATACATTTTATTGATATTTTGCAATATCACGGCGCGCTGGTTGTAGTTGACGCATTCATAGAGATAATGCGTGCGAACAAGCCCAAAATGCAGCGCAAACTCGCTAAACCATGTGTAGTTATTGCTGTTTGCGTCGTAGTACGTGGTGCTTTGGTTATTATCCACCGTGCGCATGGGTATTTTCTCGCTTTTGCGGCTTTCGGCGGTGCCGACCCCTAATAGCTTGTGCGTCGCGCCGAATGAGGGCGCTGAGAACACAAGGTTAGTGCATACCTGCAAATAGGTTATCGCCTGCGTAGGTACGTCCCAACTATTCGCGGCATGCCCGGCGTCTTGATTAGTGGTTACCGTGATATAGGCATACGGCGATGTATATAGCTTAGTATAACCGGCGTATTTGTCGGGATACCCGAACATTTGTTTTGTCAGCGTCAATTTGTCGGATAATATCGGCGCTTGGATATGCCCAACGTGATATGCCTGCACACTTGACCACCCGAACATGTCATATGGCTCATCGGATAGGGTAATATAGTCGCTCCCAACGAAAAACATGCCTTTAAACGCCATGGCAAGATGCGCGTAATCGTCGCTATTGATTTTATCGAATAGGTCTTGCAGCTGCTTAAGAGTCAACGCAGCGATATTATACCCGCCGCCGCCGCGCTCTATCCATGTGTTATTGCTTAGCGCGTGCACCTCATGCGCAGCCGTGGCTTCCACCGTCGAACACGTCCATATGGTGACGGCATAAACCTTGCCATCTTTAGAGCCGTTGAATGTCTGACGCAACGCGATTTTGCCTAAATGCGCGTCCGATGGCTCAACATCCGGGGTCGTTAGATACTTGGTGTTGGTGGCTGGGCTTGCCAAGTATTCCTCGGGCGTGGCGCTATGCTTAACCGCCCAATGCCCGCGTTTGAGCTTTAGCCCGGTGAATGTGATGCTGTACACGAATGTTGTCCAATAATCAGGCAATACCTCTATGCGCGTCGTGTTCGGGGCGCTATCGCCGCTAATGAGGTTGCGCACGAAATAAAACACTCTACGCACGCCGTCGTTCGTCTCATAGTCTATCGGGTTATCGTCGCTAGTGGCTGTCTGGTACTCAATCCATAGATAGTTATAGCGCATTGCCACGTCAAACGGCACCGGCACGACGTACTCGGTTTGGTCATAGCCGCGATACATAATATCAAACGTCAAGCCTTGCGCGTTTGCGTCGAACCATTCGTCGCGTTTTGCAGCCGTCCCGAAATGTACCACGTTGCCTTGTCCGATGATTGAGCGGGTGCCTACTTGCACCTCAGATGTGCCCCACGGACAGTTACATAGATGCAGTTTGCCGGTAGGTTCCCAGCGCTCATACTCAAACTCGGTTTGCGGCGGCTGCAAGTCCCAGTCAGGCAATCCCGGGAATTTGCCCGTTATATCCATACTCAACCCCTAACATAACACCGGGGCGGGGCTGCTGTCGTGCCCCGCCCCTCAAACAGGAAGAAACCAACACACCGAAAGGTGGTTGCATCAGTTTAGGCGCTCTTGACGGTAACCGTGCATTTTGCGCTCTTGGTATCATCGCCGTTTGCCGTGGCGGTAACGGTGATGGTGCTTGCAGTCTCATCCTTAGCGACGTTGAGCTGGTTATCGACGATTTGCGTATCGTCGGATTTAGCGCCGGTCACGGAGTATGTGACGCTGGAATCGTACAGGCCACTGCCAGCGACGGACGCGCTGACTAGCAGCGAGCCGCCGGGTGCCACCGTTGCAGTGGTTGGGGTGAGGGTAACGCTGGTGATGGCGTTGTCACCCTCGGCAAACATGGCGCGCTGCGCCCAAGGCCACATGGTAATGGTAAGCCAATCGCTCAGGAAATAGTTAGTGTATGCACCGCTGCGAACAGGCGTTGCTGCCATGTCGCGATGGTTAATGTAAACCTCCATGGCATCTTTTGCCACACAAACGAAAGCGACGTTTCCCAACGCGGAAAGCTCATCGTCGGTAAACGGCTCGTAATCCTCGATAAGCTCTGCAAGGCGCGTCTCGTCGTGCTGCGCGAAAGGCCACGTGGAGAGGATGTGCCCCGTCCACTGTACCTTATCGATGTTAAAGGCTTGGGCATCCACCATGTAATTAACAGCGCTGCGGTGTGCGTTGTCGGTGATGATGTAAAGGTCGGTGATTTTATCGGAGTTGTGCACGCGAGCGGGGTTATACTTGGTGTTGACAAGCGTCATGTCGTTAACGGTGCTCTGTACCTTGATGCCGTTTTGCTTAGCGTTGGTCTCGTCGGAAAGGTCGGGTACCGTGACAACAGCAAACGCGCCGTTGAGGATGCCGCGAGCGAGCGCGTAATGCTTCATAACGCTGTGGTCGTAGCGCATGGCGTTGTACAGCGACTCGATAAGGCCGCGGATGAACGCGTCCATCGCGCCCCAGCTGCTGAACGCCTGTCGGGCGTTAACCTCGCTAATGCTAATGGGATAGAGTTTCTGCCAGTTCATGCTCGCATATGCGGTAAAGACGTTGCCTTCGTAGAGCTTAAGCTCGCGCCCGGCTGCCTTCTGCGGGTCATAGCCCATGACCTCGGCAATGTCGATGTAGATGCCTTCGACGGTTTCGCCGATTTGCAGCATGCCCCTGTCCATGAAAGCGTACTGGTCGCTAAAGCTCTTCGAGAAAAGAATGGAAAGAGCAAACTTGTTAATGATGGTTTCGTAGAAATTATTGCGATATGGCTCGTAGGACATGATGGCATTGCCGATTTGCTTGAGCGCGGCGTTATTGTCCAGCGGGTCGGTGTTGATAATCACAGACATAATATAGCCCCCTAATGGTTAATCGTCGTTGATAACTGTGATTAGGCCCTTGCTCGCAAGCTCGTTTTTAAGTACCGGGCTTGCGTCAATGACGTTTTCGATGATTTTCTTCGTAGGCAACTCGCCTTGTTCCCAAAGCTTCGTTGCTTGCATTTGCTGTTCGGTCGGCTTGATGGGCATTGTGCTTACCTCCTTTAAGCAAACAGCGCGTCTACCGCGCTCGCGTTGGGTTGGTTCGGCGCGGGCGGCTCGGTTGATTGTCCCGCGCGAATGAACTTGGTGATGTCCTCGCGCAGCCGCTCATTTTCCTTTTTAAGGTCAATCATATCGGCTTGCGCGGCGTTGAGTGCGTCGATGCTGTCTTGCATCGCGGCAAAGCGCTTTTCGTAATCGTCGATTTGCGGCTGATTGTCCGCATCGGGCATGTTATCCAGTTGCAGCTGGTCGGGACACATGGCTATGAGCTGGTCGATTTGCTCCTTGCTCATCGCCTGTATGTTCTCAACGATTTCGGTGAATTCCATGTCTTTACTCCTATCTTCCTGTTTGAGATTACCCGCCCTAATATAAGGGCGGGTCAACCTCGTTAATGGTAAGGTACATGCCAAGCCCACGATGCCCGCTTGCCAACGGTGCCGCGCCGGTGGCGACTTAACGCCCGCAATCCGGGTCTACGGCTTTGCACCGCTATACGATACCTAGCAGACCTCACAATATAGTATATATTAATTGAGCGATATGTCAACTATTCGGTTATCTTTTTCTTCAAGGCGTTCCAACGCGCGAAATTACCGGCCTTGTTCTTCACACAATAATAAGCCGGGCAATCCTTGCGGCCGGTGTGGCAATCGTAATGCCTTACCACGTTTTTAGCCGGTATGCCGTAACGCTTCATAAGGCGCTTGACCAGCCAGCGCAATTCGGCGATTTCCGCGTCGGTGAATTTGGTGCCGTTGCTCTTTACCTCGATGCTGATGCTCTCATCATTGCCGATTAGGCGTTTCGCCCCGCTAAAGCCCGCTGTGCCTACAGCCCATGCAATGCGGCGCGGGGGCAAAGTGCGGTAGATGGTGCCGCTGCCGTCCAGCACGAAATGATAGCTGCTCGCGTGCTGGTCGTTATGCGCGTATTTGGCCTCGTTGAGTGCTGACGCGGTATTGCCGGTATTGTGCACCACGATGTATTTACGCGCATTCGTGCCGCTGCCGTAATTGCCTTTATGCGCCGTGTAACGTTTATTGATTTTGTAGTTAGTCTTCGTTGCCACTGTCTACACCTCCGAAAAATTTAGCTACCCCGGCTTCGGGGTAGGCTTTGCTTAAGTTTTCGCAGACTGAGCCAAGCTCCATTACTATAATATAGATGCATACGCTCTCAAATACGGGTACGCCCGCCCCTATTGCGTCGGTTGCCAAGGTCGCACAAGCAATGTCTGCCAGCGCACCCACTCCACACCAGATAACCAGCGTGATTTTATGCCCTAAGCCGGTGCGCATCTTTTGACTGCTAAAGCAGTTGTTGACGATTGACTGCCATAGCCCGGTCAACACGTCCAGCGCCACGAACACGCATGCGGCCGCGAAAAACAGCCAGTTGATATCTACTACAAGCGGCATAATTACCTCCAAATAAGCGAGTAGCGT